CCAGATCACCTCCGATCTTGTAGGTCTTTCCCCGGCTGCGACCAGTCCCCTTGCGGTACTCCGCAATCCAGACCGTCTTGCCGCTTTTGTAGTGGCGGAAGTGGCCTCTTACGGTAAAGGAACAGGCCGGGCTTGCATGGTGGCCTCTGGGAACCACTGTAAGCCGTTTTCCGGCCGAGTGAATGATGTATGTGGTGCTTGCCGTATGCGGCTTTGTGGAGCTTTTACGTTCAGCAGGAGCCTTCGAGGTTGTGGTAGCCACGCCACCACGGATGCTGCCCGTTCCATACGTCATCAGCGCCATCAAGGAGCCGTACACGGTCAAAGCGCCCTGTTCGGTTTCTGCGGGGTTGCAGTCCGCAGGGAGCGTACTCACTTTCTTCTTCCACAAGCCGTTGCCCAGTGGAGCGAAGACAACGTGACCGAGCTTCCGGGTCGGACTGTCAAGGTAGAGCTTCAGCTTCTTGTCAGAGCGGAAGCACTTGACAGAGATGCCACTCTCGACTATCTGGATTTCCACCTCCCGCAGAGGAACGGGCATCGAACGAACCAGATCATTGTGCTCATCCCTCCACGCAAGGAGCTTTTCGATGTCCGCCGCTGTGGTTACAATCTTGTCCATCATCCAGAATCCCTCCCAACGAATGTGCCGGCATAAAGCCGCCCGCCAATCATGTAGTGGTAGTATTCATGCCCGCACTGGATGTCGGCCTGTCTGCCGGGCATGGGCCGCAGAACCAGCGGATGCCCAGCAATCTGCACCACATATTCTCCGGCTGGGATGAGCGCCGCCATCCACGGCTCCACCGGACTGGCCCGTGCCGGGCATCCATCCATACAGCAGGTGGCGGTTACCTGCTCCACGTTCATGGTGAACATGGAAAGCTGCTCATATCTGCTCATTTTGCCACCGCCTTTTTGATGGTGAACCGCCATTCCGGCCCATACGCCATACGATACTCGCGGAGCATCTTCAATGCCTCCTCCCTCGTATCGAACTCGTCGATGTCCTCCCACGGCTGGCCGGGATATTTACCTCTGATTTTGTACACTGAAACCCACTTCCTTGACCGCCGCGCCGTTCTTGTCACACCAGACTTCCTTGCTGCCGAGCTGGCGCTTGGTGTAGCCTTTGACAACGTGCATCTGGTAGTCTTCCTCGGCCTGCGGGTCATGCCAGTGCAGGCCGCGAGCTTTGTACAGCGGCATCCAGTGTTCCTCATAGAAGTTGTACCCGGCTCCGTCGATTCCGAAGAAGTAGCCGTAGTCTTCGCTCTTGTAGATGCGGAAGCCGCAGTCGGACATCGCCCGGATGCCATCATCCTCTTCAAGCCACCAATCGTCGCAGGAGTCGCCGAACGACCACATCGTTCCCCACATCGGAAGCGAACCATCGTATTCGACCTCAAAGTCATCAGCCTCCGCAGATACGAGCTTGCCATCATCAAGCTCGATGCAGTACAGCTCGCTTTCGTCGTTATAGCTCTTGACTTCGCCATCATGCGTGGTGCTGTCAACCTCGTCCGGCAAATCGTAAATGTACACCCGGTCTCCGGTGCTGGCCTTGGTGACCTCCGTCCAGTCGTCAGGATGCAGGCTCATCAGGTCCTGAATCATCCCCTGCGGGATGGCATTCATTTCGCGGACCCACGCTTCAGCAGCGTCACGGATGGTGCGATACTCAACGGTCATAGCAAATTCCTCCTTAATCTCCGATACTGAGGTAGTCGGAGTAAACGGTATCATCTTCCTTGCAGTAGTAGTAGCTGCGGTCGCCGTAAGCTTCCCAGTCGAGAAAGATGAAGACAAGTTTCTTGCCGTTCCGTGCCGCCTCAACGGCGGTCGGGAAAGACTTGTACTTGTGTGCCTTCAAGAACTCGTTGAGTGCTTCCTTCGATGGAAGAATGGTTTTAGTAGCGTCGTTCTCCATGAGGATGCTTCCCCTTTCAGATGGACGCGCAGAAGTCGCCGAGCTTCTGCCACAGGTGGAACGTCTTCCGGCTCATCTGCACGGTATCGGGAACGCCCCGGCCGACCGTCCAGTTGTGAGCCATGCGGAACAGCCGCCCTGCGGCCTCCCGCTCCGATTCGCTGAAGTCGGCGCAAACCATGCCGTTCGGCTTGTTCACGATGGCAACCAGATCAACGTCCTGCCGGTGTTCGTCCTGCTCGAACTTATCGAAGCTGGCGTACTCTTTGACTTTCAACATCTCTCAGCCCTCCTTCTGCACATCCAGCAGCTCCCGGCTACCGTAAACCGCGCCTTCGCAGAACTCGCGAGCCTTCTTGCGGGCCGACGCGATGGACGCGGCCTCAATTTTGCAGGTGGAGGTGTAGCCTCCGTTCTTGAGCTGAGGGTTGTGGCGGAAATAGGTGACGATGTAGGTTTTCATATTCAAGTCCTCCGTGTTTTGGTAAGTTGTTTTCTGTATCTTCATTCTAACTTACCGGTCTGGTAAGTCAAACTTATACTGAAGATTTCACAAAAAAATTTACCGTATACCGAAGGAACTTTAGCCAACAGTTATGCTCTGCTCCCGAACCTCTCTAAGAACTGCTGGGCAGCACGGGCGCTTACCGGGGTGATGGTATGATGCTGGCATCCAGAAAGCTGGTAGAGGACGGTGAAGTAGTTCCCAGCGGCATCCTCGAACAGCTCCACATAGAAGTCCTCGAACATCGCGGCCTTATTCGAGCAGAGCGATTCGGCCTTGCGGGTGTCATATCGAACGCCGTCTACGGTCTGCGCTACGGCGGGGCTGGTGCTGTTGCCCAGCTCCGGGAGGCCCGCACCGTTGGCATCACTCATGGAGACCTCATAACCAGCAAAATGCAGAGCCTTTGACAGCTCATCGAAGGTGAGCGAGTTGTTCTTCAGCCGCCCGCTGAGGTTCTGCGGGGTCCAGCCCATGTGTTCGGCCAACTCTTTCTGGGTCTTCCCTGCTCCAGCAAGGGCTGCGCGTACCATATCAGATGCTCGCATACCATCAGCCTGCCTTTCCAGCCAGAACCCGATTCAGCAGGCTCTCGTACATGGTCTGGAGCATTTCACACTTGGCTTTCGCTGCGGCCAGCTCCGCAGCCATGTTCGGATTTGACGCAGGCGTAGATACCTTGACATCCCGGATGACCGGAACTTCTTTCGTGACCTCCACGATTTTCTCTACGGGCTTTCCAACTTCCAGCTCCAGCGAGATCAGCATTGCAACCTCCACGTTGGTCATCTCTGCCGGGGTCAGGTGGCCCTTGTAGCCCAGCAGGCGGTCAACCGATACGGTCGTAATCTGCTCACAGAGGGCAGTGCTTTCACGTTCAGAGCTGCGGATGAGAACGTGCGTCGGCAGGTCTTTCTTCGGTTGGGTGGTCAGGTATACGACCTCTACCGTCTCTGCACAGGCGTTGTTCTTCTCGTTGGAAACGATGATTGCCGGGCGTCCCGCCGCCTGCTCACAGCCGGTGTAGTTGTCCTTGCTCACATACCAAATGTCGCCGCGCTTGATTTCCATATCCTTACTCCTCCTCTTTAGCCTGACGCTTCAGCTCATCTGCATCCACGGTGATGCAGGTGGTGTGGGCGACGATGTTGTCGGCTATCCAGCGCCCATGCTCATCCAGCAGAGCCTCCAGTGAGGTTGCGGTGAGCCGCAGGGCAGCAACCATGAACGGGAAGTCCATCAGATCATAACCGCTTGCAACACCCATCAGCTCCTTGGTCATCGCAGTGACGCACTCAGCAGAGATGTTGCGGGCATCATCCGGCCTATTTGCAAGCACTGCCAACGTCATCCGCAGCGCATAGGGCATCATTTTCTCAGTCATTGTTTTTGTCCTCCTTATACTCGCTGACGGCCTCCGAGATAGCATAATCACGGTGGTACGTCCAGCTATCGTCATTGTCGATATACTTCCGCATCAAGACCGCCGCACGCGGGGCGAGCGCATTGAGCGTCGTTCGGTCAAGCTCATAGGCTTCCATAAGCTCCTCATCGGTGAACTGTGAGATATATTCCCGCACGTCCTCCTCATAGCTCCGAAGCTCATATTCGGAGTAGGAGCGGACCGGCTCACAGCCATCCAGCGGTTTCGGGCAGTAATCGGTGCAGCCATCGTCGTGGACGCCCGGCTTCCTCCCGGTCAGGAACGGAGCCATGCAGATGCCCTGCGGGTTAAACACGCAGGTTTCGGAGTCGCATTCCGTGCAGAGCTTCTGGCAGTGCAGCAGGCTCGTGATGCTTGCCGCGTTAGAGGCATCCTCGTTGTAAAGCAAGTAGGCAATGCCCTTGCTATGCCGTTCATCAAACCAGCGCCAGATGTCAACGCGGCTGGTTCCTGCCGGGAAATCCAGAAACGGGGCCTCCATCGTTTCGGTGGAGGGGTCCATAGGGACATCCCCGAACCGCTTCCACAATTCTTCAAGCAGCGCATCGCGCTCTCTCAATGTTCTCATTACCAACGCCTCCCCAGAAAGAGCCTTGCCAAGCCCACAACGGCCATCGCCCCGACGATCGCCCAAAAAGCAGCGCAGAGGATGTCCGTGGCCGTTTCGAGCCACTGATCTACCACGATCAACCATGCCATCATCATTTTGCCTCCACTCAGCCGAATACCAAATCGCCAAACAGTGCGTGCTGGACAATCTCGTCCGCACAGGTGGCATCAATCTGGCCGCAGTCAACGGAACCATCTGTGCTGTCCACAACATCGCAGTTGGCGTAGCAATTTTCGAGCCACTGCTTAAATCCAGCGAGGAACTTGTCGAGATCGAGCATATAACAAGTCTTGTCATCCTCAAACGGTTCTTCGAGCCAAACGGCAAGCTGCCCACCGCGAGAAATCTGGTCGCTTGCGTACTCCCCAAGATACTTGCCCTGCACAACAACGCGCCTGCACCAGTAGTTGATGCCGCCCTCCAGCGCAGAAACCATGATGTCATCAACATCCTGCTGGGTCAGCCGAGCCGTAATCTCTGCACGAACCTCAAACTTCTTTTCATCGGTCATCTTTCTTCATCCTTTCATCAAATTGTCGGGTCAAAAATCAGGCCATCCCACTTTCCGTTCAGACGGTCGGGGTACTTCCCGGTCGGAACCATGTACCCGTCCGGGACTTCCGGCGGCAACGGCCGCTCGTTCCTCAAATCCATACCAGCGTCGAACATCGAGAGCTGCACGGTCTGGCTGGTACGTTCCCGCAGGAGCCGATACCAGTAGATGATGTGGTTCCGAACAAGGTTCAGATTCACACCATCCGGCCATGCAGGGTCAGAACAGCCGTTCTTCTTCAGGTCATCCCAGTGCTTATACTCAGCGTCCAACTGCTCCCTGATCTGAGCTTCATTCATCTCCTCAGGGGGAATATAGCGGCTCACAGGTGCGCCTCATTTCGGCGCTCATCGGCGATGACATCAGCGGTAATGCGGTCAACGCCGAGCTTTTCGAGCTGCCGGTAAGCTGCTTCCTTTTCCTGCGGGCAGTCGGCCCGGACGAGATCATCAATCATGTCACTCAGCATACGCCAGCCTCCTCTCTGGTGATAGTTCCGTGAGTCCACGGCCCGGTGCGAACGCCAATGCTGGGCAGGCGGGCCAGCAGGGCCTTTTTCATGCTATCGAGGTATTCCCGATAGCGCCGTTTCTGAAGGCCGGCCAGCCATGCGCTTTGACAGTCGGAGTAGCCGTCTTTCTGGACAAGCTCGACGGCCAGCGACCACTCGTTGTCCTCCACACAGATGTAAAACAGCTCATTTTCGAGGATGACCCGGCGCTCATTTCCGAGCCAGACGTTCGAGTTGGCCGCAGGCTGGAAGCTGGGGCAGAGCTTCCGCAGTTCGGCGCAGAAGCATCTGAGAACGTCTTCCTCCTTGTAGCTGCTCTCGATTTCATCAACGTACCAGTCATCGGCAACAAGTTCATCAAGGCTGATGTCTGCCATCATCCGAATTTCAGGCTCCTTTCCGTCAGGGCCGTCCTTACGCCAGACCTGCAGATCATCGTTGTCGATGTAGAACAGACCCTCATACGAGCCGGTCACATAAACATTGCCACGTCCCATAAATCAGCCCTCCGCGTCTCCGAGGAACGAGATGACATCTTCGAGGCCGGAGGATGCAGATTCGAGCATATCGACCGCATTTTCTGCAACCTCATACCGCTCAGTCCCCTGCAAGCTCTCAGGGATGTTCTCGAAGGCTTCCTGCTCCTCCTCGTAAAGCTCATCAATCTGGCCCTTCAGCTCATTCAGGGCATCTGCAATCTTGCTGATACGCTTGCGCCGCGAGTTATTCATTGTCACAGTCCTCCTCCACTTGTTCGTTGCAGGAATCATCAGACTCTCTGTGCGAGAAATAGTAATCATCAGGCGGCTCCGTCATACCGCCGAACCGGTCAAGCCGGCCGGAGCAATCATACATCGGATTCATTGCCATCCTCCATCAGAGAACAAAGCAGATAACGAGCAGGGTGACGGCGAAGGCTGCTGCGCCGATGGCAACGGCGTTCAGGACATTGTTGAAGCGCTCCCGGTCGGCATCCTTCTGGCGGCGGGCTGCGCGGCTCCGCTGCTGTGCGGGGCTGTTCAGCATCCGCAGGAAGCAGTTCGGGTCGTTCTCCCACTCACGGGTCACCTCAGCGGTCATGTTCTCGTTTTTCATAGCTAAAACCTCCATAGTATCAATTTCTTTACGGGTGGCTCCCGCGACGCCCAGCAGGGCGTTTCGGCCTTTGCCAGAGGCCATCGTCAGGCGAGGTTAGATGTTGGTTTTTTGTGCTCCGTCTTTGGTGTGCTGCCACACATCGACGGAATAGCCAGTGCTGCGGAGCTGTTCGGCTAGTTTCCGTGCCCTGTCCACGTTGTCGGCCCAGATGGTGAGCGGCCAGCCCCGCTTGCAGTAAACAATCTGGTAACGCATCGTTTACACTTCCTCACTTCATCAGGATGTCGTACAAGCGGGTCGGACTTCCTCGCAGTAGTAGAGGTCAACAAAACCGTTGCTGTACATCCACATCTGGCTCATCCAAGGCTGCTCGCAGTGAGCTACATCGGTGCTGTGCCAGCCATTGCCCCGGTTGGTGAGAACGTCGGTGTAGGTGGCTTCTCGTGCATCCACGCCCTTGACTTTGTGAGCTGCCCCGCTGCGCTTCATGATCTTGAGAAGGTAGACCGTTTCTTTGTCCATGTACTGCTCGGCCTCGTTCATGGCATCCAGCAGGTTCTCCGCCTTCAGCATCTTGTAATCAATGGTCATCGGCTTGTAGTTTGCGCTGTAGTCAATCGCTACGATGTACTCGTTCTTCATATTCCACGCCTCCATTCTCGAATCAGCCGAAGTACTTGCTTGCGAACTGAGCCTTGCTGAGCGTCTTCATATCATAAACGTACTCAACAGCGGATGCGACATCCATGTCGGCTCCAGTAACAAGTTCCTTGACCAAGTGGGTGAGGTTGTTCTCACGGATGTAAGACTTCATAGCTTCGAGTTTCATCATCGTCTGTTCCTCCATAATCTTACCGTTTTGGTATGTTTTTCTGTATCTTCATTCTAACTTACCCACCTCTGGTGTCAAACGAAATTTGAAGATTTATCGAAAAATTTTACGGAGTACGTCCGGGGCTTTACCTGCGGTCAAAAGACTATGCCCTCCGGGTCGATGATGACACATTGCCAGCCGTTGACGTAGTAGGCGTTCCCTCCCTCATCGACCAGAACCCGGTACTCACCGTCCAGTCCGATCTCCGGGTTCTGGAACCTTCCATCCCATTCGGGCTTCCGGGCCAGCCTACCGGTCACCGCAAACCCGATGGAGGAAGCATATCGGCGGGCTGTGCGCTCAGTAGCACTCATGGGCGGTGTTAATAATCGAATAGGCCATCATTTTGATGGCTTCATCAATCGGGGTGTTCAGGCGAGGAAGACCTACACACTCAACTATCTCAAAGTTGAGTGTGTCTCCGTGCTCATCCTTCGCATAAATCAAGCAGCCATCGTCGTCCTCGACAAGTTCAATCGTAAAGCACGGCTTATGGCCTTCGTACTCCAGATAGCTCCAGAAAATGCTGGCTTTGGTCTTGCTGAGAGCTTTTAGCGACCAGTGCCAGTTGGCATCATTTTTGTTTGCCTCGGAAACCAAACGGCGAATGAGGCCTTTATGCTCACGCAAATCAAACATAGCTATGAACCTCTTGACTTTCCCCTGCTATACTGATAAAATCGAAACGAGATGGGGCAGGTCCCATCCCGTTCCGACCGGCTAGGTTCCCACGTGGCTGTCAAACTTTGTGGGGGACCTAGCCTTTACTGTTTCTTAGGCTCCTCGGTCTGCGGGTCGAGGACTCCGGCAATGCACTTGATACACTGCGTCGCTTCCTCGTCCGTATGACCGTGAGCTTTCAGCCAGTCGATCAGACGAGAGGCTTCCAGAGCTGTCATACTGCACTCACCTTTCATTTTGCTACACCTCCTGCTCGTGCTTCCAACTTACCAGCCGGATGCCGGTAATTGTAGATAACTTACCTTTTTGGTAATTTATCTTAGTATCATTATAACTTACCCAACTGGTAAGTCAATCTGTTTTTTAATTTTTTCAAAATATTTTTTATATCCACTGGCTATTTGATGCCGAGCCGCTGGGAGCCTCTGAAAAGCCTCTGGATTTACGTTTTGGTTACGGGTAAGAGTGTATTGGAAAATGTCTGGAACTTTCTGAGAAGGATTTGTCAAAAGTACATAACGAAATTTGGCTATTTTGAGAATTGATTTTTCTGGTGGAGCTGTTCCATCGGAATTTCCGTGCAAACAAAAAAATCCCCCTGCACCAGCCTTTTTACGGGTCATGGTACAGGGGGATTATCATTTTACGCTGACTTTGCGCTGACTCAGCCCAGATTCAGCGTATTCTGGACAGCAGCCTGCTTGGCGGCAACGTGGTTGGCGTCGATCTGGGCCTCAATACGATTTTCGAGGTACTGGGTCGTATCGCCGAAGTTACTCTTGATGTAGTCCTGTGCGTCACGGCTCATGCTTTTCAGAGCGGCAGACACGGCCCGCATGAGAGCTTCTTTCTGCTCGGCCTCATTGAACGTCCCGGCGGCTTTGAGGTCGTTGACGTAGGTCTGGTTCATCGCGGCCACGGCATTGGCAACGGCATCGCCGATTTCCCGGACGAGCCGCTGCACCTTGATGTTCTGAGTCTGGGCGTTGATTGCATCAACGGCAACTGCAATGCCTTTCTTGATGCAGGCGGTCACGATGGGAACGCAGACCAGCAGGGCAACGTACAGCAGACTTCTCGTAAACTCATTCATATTCGGTTACTCCTTTCATTCAGTGAACCTGATTCTTCAGGCTGTTCATCCGCTTATCACCTTCGATGGCGGCAGCGGTAAAGCTGTTGTTCTTCCACCAAGCAGCGACGCTGGCGGCAATGGTCAGGCCGGTGGTCACGAACTGCTCGACCTCCGAGCTTTCGATGGGCAGCAGGGGCTTCCCGGCGGTACTGGAAACCTGATTAGCCAGAGCAAACGCCAGAGCGGCCGTACGAGCCAGCGTAGCGATGGACACTTTGCTATTCGTCATAGGTCTTATCTCCTCTCACAGGTACTTATCAGCGCCAGACAGCGCCTTCCACGATGCAGGGCCGCAGATTCCGTCCACGGTCAGGCCATGCGCCTCCTGCGCCCTCATCAGGGCATTTTCCGTCCCCTCTCCGAACAGGCCATCAGCCTTCAGCTTCAGGAGCTTCTGGAGCATGATCGTCGCACTGCGGTTCGCGTCCCCAGTGCAGCCCCGGCGGATGGTGGGAAGCACGAACTTGTTGTAGGTCGTGCTGGGGTACTTTCCCGGCGTGGTGCAGAGCCACGTTGCTTTCGTGCTACGGGTGTCGGCGTGGACAAAGGCCCCACGGCTGTGCCAGTAGATGCCGATGCCGCCGAACCCCACGGCTTGAGCAAGGATGCCCAGTGCCACAGGGTTGATACTCCGATTCTCCGTCCTCCAGTCCGCTGCCATGCCGTAGCGGTGCTTGGAGTTCGGGCTTCCGCCCACGGCCTTGCTGGCGTTGTGCGTGATGCAGCGGTAGCCAGACGTGATCTTCAGCGGACGGTCTACCTTGTCCCGGAGGAGCTGGAGCTTTTCGGCCAGCTCCGTGTCAACCGACTGCTGTCCGCAGCCGCAGGGACACTCGAACTCAGACTTGGTAAAGTTCTTGGTGAGCGCGGTCTTATCCCCGCGCTGGAACGTAATGATGCTCAACTTGCACACCTCCTAAAAACCGATTTGGGTGAACACATAGCCGAGAAAAGCACCGATGATGGCCGTTACTGCATAGCCGACGGCCTTACGCCACAGCTCTCCATCGCGGCTCTCCAGAGTTTCCAGCCGTTTTCCCTGCTTTTCCTGCTCCCTGACCATGCTCTCCATACTCAGGGCCAGCTTCTCGACCGAAGTGGACAGTGCGCCCATTTTGCTTACGCTTTCCTCCAGCAAGGCGATTCGTCTGTCCTGACGGGCATTTTCCTCTTCGAGCCGACGCTTGAACTCCTCATGCTCGGCTCGCGTAATAGGCTGGTCCATCTGAACCTCCTTTCAATCGTCCTACAAAAATGAGGGGAGCCGGTTTCCCGACTCCCCCGCGATCATTCGACCTCGACTTCGAGGTCCTTCAGGATTTCCTCAACCTGCTTCCGAATCAGCGCCGGAACCTGATCGAGGGTCTTCTTGCCCTTCACAATGAGGGTTGCATAGATGACTGCCATGATGCCTTTCTCCTTTCTCAGTAATATTTTTAAGGCAAATTCCCGCAGGCGGCTCATGCGTTGCCGTCCGCCGCGAGAATGGCCTTGACTTCTTCCCGCAGGTGCTCAGGCACCTGCTCGATGGTTTTCCGCCCCCGGCGGATGAGGTTTGCATAGACTTCTGCCATGATTATGCCTCCTTATCTGCGGCGGATGTGACCGCGATGAGCTGTTCGTACACGTCGCACAGCGCCATCTGGGTATTATCGAGGTTGGTTTCCAGAGAAGAAACCTTGGTTTTCAGGGCTTCATTCTCCTCCTGCAATTCCGCCATCGTTTTCTTCTTCTGCAACTTGG